AGGGAATTGCAGGATCTAATTCTGAACTAATGCGTTTATCCTCTCAAGGTGGAGGTGTTGGAATTGGTGTATCTCGTATTAGAGGTAGAGGTAAAGAAATTTCTGGAAACGGTAAAAGTGAAGGTGTAGTTCCATGGTGTAAAATTTATGACTCAACTATTTTAGCAACTAACCAAGGTTCAGTTAGAAGAGGAGCATCTTCAGTTAACCTACACATTTCACACCCAGACATTGAAGAATTTTTAATGATTAGACGCCCAAAAGGGGATGTTAATAGACAGTGCTTAAATTTACATCAATGTGTTGTTATTGATGATGAATTTATGCAAAAAGTAGAGGATAAAGATCCTAAATCTATAAAAATATGGGGTGAGATTTTAAAAACGCGTTTAGAAACAGGTGAACCTTACATTATGTTTGAAGATAACATAAATAATGCTAATCCTCAGGCATATAAAAAGAATAACTTGCATGTTTCGATGACAAATATATGTTCTGAAATTGCACTTTATACCGATCCATTACATTCTTTCATTTGTTGTTTATCTTCATTGAATTTAGCACGTTGGGATGAATGGAAAGATTACAAGTTTGAAAACGATATGACTTTACCTGAGGTAGCATGTTGGTTTTTAGAGGGTGTAATACAAGAATTCATTGATAGAGCAAAAAATGTTAAATTCATGGAAAACACTTACCGCTCAGCGGTAAAAGGTAGAGCTATTGGTATTGGGGCATTAGGTTGGCATACATACCTCCAGGAAAACAATATTCCATTTGCTGGTTTACAAGCAAGTTCTTATACACGTTTAATGTTTGAATTTATTGAAAAAGAATCTTTAAAAGCATCTCGTGATCAAGCAAAAGAATATGGAGAACCAGAATGGTGTAAAGGTACAGGATTAAGACATACACACCATTTAGCAATTGCTCCAACTGTATCAAATGCTCATATCTCAGGTGGAGTATCACCTTCAATCGAACCTATCCCAGCAAATGTTTATAATTTGAAAACTGCAAAAGGTACTTTTATTAAAAAGAATCCAACTTTAGAAAAATTATTAGAGGAAAAAGGATATAACATAAATAGTGTTTGGGAACAAATTTCAAAAGATAAAGGTTCTGTAATGGGGTTACCTGATTACATTTTAACAGATGAGGAGAAGGAAATCTTCTTAACATTTAAAGAAATTAATCCTTACGAAATAGTTAGACAAAATGGTATAAGACAAAAATATGTTGATCAAGCAATATCACTTAACTTAACATTTGACCCATCAGATTCTCCAAAATATATAAGTGATGTTCATAAATTAGCATGGAAAGAAGGTATTAAAACCCTTTACTACATGCGCTCAGAAAGTATTTTAAGAGGAGATACTATATCACGGGACGATTCTTGTGTGAGTTGTGAAGGATGATGGACTTTATAATATGTATAATAAATAAAAAACAAATAAATATGGGAAATTTAAGTAAATACCAAATTAACGGTTTAATTAGACATGGTTTAACAGCTATTGGGGGTGCTTTAGTAATTTTAGGGTATCTTGAGGAAAGTGTAGTATCAGAAATTATAGGAGGGATAATGACAGCCGTTGGGTTTGTATGGTCGTATTTAGAAAAAAAATAATCTACCATTTTAAAATAGTAAATCTATAGAAGGGAACAATTTTTGTTCCCTTTTTTAATATGTATAAGCATGATCCTCATCCTAAAAATATCAATACTATGAATAACCATATTGATTTCATCAATTCCACAATTCAAAAACTAGAAAATCCAATCAACTTGGCTATTATTTTATCTACCTCCACTCTATCCTTTATAGGAGCTTATTTTTATGACATAACTTTCAATAATGCTGAGTCATTTTTAGCAGTTATTGCAGTTGTGTTATTGGATGGATTATTTGGGATAATTGCTGGGGCAAAAAGGGAGGGATTTAAAACATACAAAGCTTTAAAAGTATTAAGAACTACATTTGTATGGATAATAATCCTAGCAGTTTTACTATCGGTTGAAAAAGGATTTGTAGGAGTTAATTGGCTAAGTGAGGTAATCATATTACCATTTTTAGTATTCCAGATCATTAGTGCTTTGAAAAATGCTTCAATGGCTGGATATATTGAAGCTAAATTGTTAAATGAAATTTTAGATAAAATAGATAACCATAAAGGAATAAGAAATGACAAAACTAAGTAATATTTTAAAAGAATTTAATAAGGAAACAGGTGAAAAAGAGTTTTCTCAAGGTAGAATATATCTTTTAGTATCTGTTGTAGCATATTACCTTACTGTAGGAATTTTATTGTTTGCCGGAATGCACAAATCAAATGATTTAGATTTAACTAAATTTAAAATAGTGATAGATGCATTAGAGTTTGCAATGGTATTATTTGGGGGATATGTTTTTGGAGGTAAAATTGTAGACATATTCAAAATCTTACGCCCTAATACAGAAATCAAAAAATAACTAAAAATGTTTTTAAAAGTAGGAAGCAGAGGCCCTGAGGTAAAACAACTCCAAGAGTTTTTAAATATAGGTGCTGATGGTATCTTTGGAAAAGGAACCGAAGCAGCAGTAAAATCTTGGCAATCAGATAATCGTTTAGAACCAGATGGGATAGTTGGATCAAAAACATGGTCAGCAATGGGTTTAGATGAATTATCCACTACAGATACCTCAGAAAAATTTATCACAATTGGTAATTTAGAAATAGAACAATACTTTTTACCTAAAGGAGAATATAAAGCAGGACCAACTGATAAAGAGTACTTATTCTTACACCACACAGCAGGTTGGCACAATCCATACCGAGTAGTAGACAGTTGGAGTAGAGATATAAGAGGTGCTGTAGCAACCGAATTTGTATTAGGTGGTTCCTCTATTAAAGGAAATGATGAATCACAAGATGGAAAATTATTGCAATGTTTCCCTGAAGGTGGGTATGGTTGGCACTTAGGTAAAAACGGCTCACAACACATGCATACACACTCAGTAGGAATTGAGGTATGTAATTTTGGTTGGTTGAAAGATGGAAAAACATATGTGGGAACCCCAGTAATAGAATCACAAAAAGTTACATTATCAGAACCATTTAGAGGATTTACAGAATGGCACCGATATTCAGATACACAAATTGAGGTTCTTAAAAATTGGATTCTTTATATTGCGGATCGCGATAACATTGATATTAGAAAAGGTTTAGTAGAACAAGTTAAAAAGCATGGTGCTAAAGGTTTTGAGTTTAATGAAGATGCCTATTATGGTAAAATTAAAGGAATGTGGACTCATACCAATACACGCAAAGATAAATTTGATATGTTCCCACAACCAGAATTAATCGATATGTTATTGAGTTTATAATGGCTGCTTTACCTAAAATAACATTCAAATAATTTTCTAGTAATCCCATATTTTTATAAAATAGCTTTTCCCATCCCACTTCTTTTCTTATATTTATCACCATGAACAAAAAAGTATTACCGTGGTTAATGCTGATGTGTGCTTTAGGTTTATCCACAACCGCAGCATATTACAGTATAATAGGATTATCTATTGTATTCTCAGCTGTTGCTATACCTGTTATTGTGATGGGGTCATTTCTAGAGGCCTCTAAACTAGTAATAGCAACATATTTACATAATCAGTGGAAGCAAACCTTACTAAGTTTAAAAATATATTTGACTATTGCTTTAGTAACTCTTTCCATTATAACCTCTATTGGGATATATGGTTTATTGAGTAAAGGATTTTCCGAAAACATAGCAATGTTGGATGTAAATAAAAATATCATAGAAAATATTGAAACCAAAAAATCTAGATTCCAAGAAATTAAACTTGAAAAAGAAACAGAAAGAAACCTCACCAATGAAGATATTTCTGAACTTCGTAAAGCTTTATCCTCTGGAACTAGAGTAGAATATAAAGATAGAGAAACCAGAGAAATTATCCGTACAACATCCTCCTCAGCACGTAAAACCTTTGAACAACAACTTAAAACCACTATAGAAAGTAGAGATAAACTATCATCTCAAATAGATAATCTAAACGATAGTATTACAAAGCTAGAAATGGAAGTACTCTCTTTAAACACTACAGAGGCTTTAAATGGAGAATTGGGTGTAGTAAAATATTTAAGTGAAATCACACAAAAACCAATTAAAACAGTGGCAAATTGGTTCATACTTGTGCTAATATTTGTGTTTGATCCTCTAGCCATTGCCCTTGTTATAGCTACAAACCAAGCGTTTCATAACGCAAAAGAGAAAAAAAACATATATGGGGAGAAAAAAGAAAAACCTATATGGGATAAAGTAAAGGAGTTAAAAAAAGAAGATAAACTCCCTTCCCCCACAAAACAAGACATTGAGGAAGAACCTACCGCTTTAGCAAACTCACAATATAGAAATGAAACCCCCCCTATTGATTCACTCCAGAAAGAAATAGATAGAATAAACAATGCTGGGTATTCTACTAAAAAGAGAAAACAAATGATTGATTCTATAGAAAAACAAAGAAAATCATCAGAAGATACAAAAGAATATTAAAATAACTTGGCTCCTTAAAGGAGCCTTTTTATATTCCATCAAAAATAAAGGTTATGTTATATGATATTTCAAATGAAAAATTGGTTATAAAGGAGATAAGCAAGCTCCAACCTCTCAACTACAATAAATTTATGTGGTGGAGGAGATACACATCAAAAAATCAACCTCTCCCCACCAAATCTACGTTTTTAGAGCGCATAAAAAATGGTGATTATGAATTCTCACATTACTACTGGCAATGGAAATTAACCGAGCTAGAATTAAATGATTTGTATATCAAATATAAAGGTGATATTCAAAAACTCCTAGAAAATAATGGAGTTGATTTGTCACGTAGAAAACGTTTAATTGAGGATTTTGAAAAAACCGAATCCCAACTTCTAATAGATTTGCAAAAGAACTTCCAAAAAGAATTTGTAATGTCTAAAGAGGAGTATTATATTCATATAGAAAATTTTGATGGTACCATAGAGGATTTTTATTATTACTGTCTGAAAACATTCGATAAGAAAAAACAAGAACGTAGGGGAAGACCCAAAAAATAAAAGTTATGAGAGATTTTATAGAAGCAGTTTACGAGTACCCATGGACATCCTTTTTTATTTGGGTTGCCATTATTGCGATAATAAATAAAATTAAAGAAAAACAATAGAAAGTTATGAATAAAGAAGAAGCAAAAGACGCACTAATTGGAGTGCTAATGAATCAAGTAATAGACTTATCAATGATATCTAAAATTGAATTAGGTGATGATGTTATTGAAGAAATTAAAAGATTACAAAAGATTATAAACCCAAAACAAAGATGAGTAATATTAAAATACAAATACTAGACCCTACTGGAGTTCCAATTCACGAGATTGAAACAAAGTATTCAAGTGACCAATTAGATAGGTTTCTTAGCCAAAATAGAATAGCTATACTTAGTGATGAAGAACCAGTTTTTTTCGTTTCAGAAAAACATAGATGGCCTTTAAACCAAAACTAAAACAAAGATGAGTAAAAACATAGAACATCAATATCTTAAACTACTCAAGGACATTCTAGATAATGGAGTAGAAAAACAAGATCGTACGGGAACCGGAACATTATCAGTATTTGGTAGACAAATCCGACATGATATGTCTTTAGGGTTTCCTCTTTTGACTACTAAAAAAATGTATTGGAAAGGTATTATAACTGAGTTGTTATGGTTCTTACGTGGTGATACAAATATCAAATACCTTGTAGATAATGATTGTCACATTTGGGATGGTG